ACGACAGCGGGAACGGAATGTCGGTCGTGGGCATCAGCGGTTATCCTGTTGCGAATAGGCGGCAGCGCCCGCAGCCGGGACCGCGCCGGCCATGCCGTACTTGCGGTAGATGTCGATCTTCTTGGGATCGAAGATGACGTAGTTGTGGGTCGGGTCTGGGATGGCACGGATCTGGTTTTCGAGTGAGGAGATGCGCTCGCGCTGTCTCGCTAGCGCGGGCTCTGCCATTCCCTCTTTTTCCATTCGCGCCAGATCGTTGCGCTGCCAAATCAGGTTGTCCTGAAGCTGTGGCTTGCTATAGCTGCTGAGTGGCGTGCGCGACCCCTGATCGAGGTACCTGATGCCGGGGATGCCGGCTTCGTTCAGTTGTTTAGAGGCGAGCGCATTAAATGGCCTGAATCCTTCAGGTGATATCGCACGCGCAAGCGAACGATATGCTCCCTCGCCCGTCAAATTCGGATTTTGTGCAGCTAAGAACGCATCCTTTGAAACATTCCGCACGTTAGCATAAGGCGATCCAGTGCCCTTCATTCCGACATCCGCGAGCATTTCACGAATTGGCGTCTTCGGAGCCATGGTCTCGTCCCAATTCAGCATCTGCTCCGGCCGCGCGTTGATGCCGATCTCGTAGGTGCGCGCACCAAGACGCTGCGGGCTTTTCAACACCTCAAGAGCGCCTGCAATGGCTTGGCGTTGCTCATCGACATACATATGAGGCCGCGCCGCGACGTGATCCAAATTTGTCTGCGCTCTTTCGATAGCCGCTGCCCGGTCACCACTAGTGTCGATCAGATAACGATGAGCGAGGCCCTCCGATGATGTGTTATTTGCCAAACGGGAGGTGAAATTTTTCCAATACTCGCCACCCTGCCCACTCACCGCCGGGTTCTCGGCAGCGTAAATGCCGTGGCCGTAGGTCTGCGCACCCTCCCCGGTGCCGATCTTGCCGAGGTCAAATTGCTCGAAGTCGTGCGGCGACGAGTGATAGGCGCGGATCGGTCCTTCGAACGTCGGCAACCTGCCGCCAAACGCACCCGCCGCTCCGCGCTCGGCCATCGGTGCGCCGCCGCCCGCTAGGTTGAGCGCCGTGTCGGTCGCCCATGGCACGGCCTCCTCAGTAGTGATGCCCTGCTGCATGGCGCGACCGGGCAGCGTTACGATGTCGGCGAGCTTGCCTGCGGCACCTCGTACCGCATTGGCGGCCCAGTCAGCCGGGGCGGCGGGGTTGCGCGGCGGCGGAACGAGTTGGTCGGTCTGCCGCTGGGCGTCGAGCGCCATCAGCGCCTTCCAAAGTTCGGGCGAGTTGGCGAATTGCCCGGCATCGGCTATCGCGTTGGGATCGGCGAGTTGCTGATAGGGTCCGGCCATCTCGCCCCTCAGAAATACTCGCTCTGCATCACCAGATAGGCCGGCTTGGCGCGCGTGATGCGGCGCAGTGTCGTCATCGCCATCTGACCCTCCAGGGTCACCCGCTGGATGGTGCCGGCGTCGAGCATGAAGCCTTTGCCCTTGCAGCGATCGGCGACGATGGCGGCGAGCGAGGCAAACCATTCGTCGGGGATCTCGTCGGCATCGACCAGATAGACGATCTGATCCATCACCAGCTCGGCCAGGATCGGATCGATGTTGCGCTCGACGACGAAGGACCGAGTGAGGTTGAGCAACTGGGTTTCGGCTTCCTGCGCCTGCTTCTCCAGCCGGGCGGCAAACTCGCCGGTCGCGCCGTATTTCTCCTTGACGCCCTCGGCCACGATCGCAACGAGGCTGTCGAACCACGCCGCCGGGATGGCGTTCATGTTGGTGATGGTGGCAATCCCGCGCGCATTCAAGTTGGGGAAGATGGTGTCGATAGTCTCGTTGATGGCATCATAGTCGTCGGCATTGAGCGTCTGCCCGACGGCGCCGGGACCGACCGCAAGCGATACCGCCTTGACCACGTCGGCGCGCGTCATCGGCGGTGCCGTATCCGGCTGCTGGATGATGCCGAGGTTGGCCAGTGCCTCGTCGACCAGATCAGCCCGGTTCTTGAGCGTCGACATGCGGTTTTACCTTTGGTGGACGGCCAGGGGGGCGGCGCTTGGCCTGCCCTCGAGAGGCATCGAGGGGTTCCGGCGCTTCGTCGGCCGGCTCGGGCATGTGTTCTTCGTCGTATTGCTCTTGCTCGGCGGCGGTTAGTTCGACTTCGAAGGACGACATGTTGATCGCCTTGTTGATGACCCGCCAATCCGTGATGGCGACCGCCTTGCCCTTGTCGAAGCGGCCGCCAAAAATCAGGACGTAACCCGGCCCCATGCCGCTGCCGTCCTCGCGCTGATGAGCCGCGTCCTCACCGAGCCACGTCATCTTGGCCATCTATGCTGCCTCCGCTTTTGTGGTTTCCATGTCCGCCGGGCAACGGTCGTGACAGACATTGCCGTCGTAGTGCCGTAGTCGGATGTCGGGATCGATCCAGCAATGACCGCCGATCTCACGCCACTTGCGGCAGAAGTTATAGTCCTCGCCCTCATCTTCCATCACATCGCCATCGCCGGGCAGAAGGTCGAGCCAGAACCAGGTCCGCATCGGATAGGTCTTAGGGTCTCCCTGGCAGGTATAGTGCCGTGTGACTGGTTCCAACTTGATGAATACATCGGATCGAATGGCGAGAAACCCTGCTCCAGCGCCATCCACGCGCCAGAGTCGACCAGACTTGGTGAGGGCTCCGATCAGCGGACCTTGTGGCCACTGCATCACGACACCGGGCTCTTCGTCCCAACGTTGATGCCGCTTGGCACCAACGCCACCGACGACCTCGACACCGTGCTCGGTGAGTTTGAATAAATCTGGCGCATTCCACGCGATGTCGTCGTCGACAAAAACAATCCAGTCGCATTTGTCGGCGAGCGCATTGGCGACTAGGCGATTGCGCACCCGCGGCAGGATGGCACAACCTGGACCGTTATAAGGAACGACCTCGATGCTTCGCTGCGAAGCGAGTCTCAGCGTATCGATGAGCGAGAACATGTGCTGATGATGCACTGCGCCCAAGCGATTAGGCGTGCAGAGGCCGATTTTCATTTGAACTCCAGCGAAAGGACGCGGGGAACGTCCCCACGTCCATGTTCGTTATTCGACTGGCAAGTATTCCACGACGACATAGCCAGCCCCTGCTGTAGCGGCAGTCCCGGTGGAAACACTGGTGGCGATCACTGACGTGTCGACTGTTGGGGTGGCGGTGGTCGCGGTGGCTAAGGCGGTGCCTCCGGTGATGACTCCTGCAGTACCGAGCGCAATGGCGGTACCGTAGGAGGCGTCAGACGCCGTGGTGCCAATTTTCATCGTATTGGTGGTGCTGTTGTTGAACGCCGTCGTGACGATGACCCAACTGCGTAGCACGATGGCTTTGGCGGGAAGCGTGCCGACTTGCACAATTCCCGAGGAGCCAAGGCTGAAGTCGATCGGAGCACGCAGGTATTGAACGGCCTGGATGCTGTTACTTCTTGCTGGGATTGTTGCCATGATCTGAGTCCTTTTCTACTTAGACATCGGCCGTGGCACAGAAGAAGCCAGTGGCGATCGACCATTCCCTCAAATTGCCGGCGATGGTTTTCTTGAACATCTTGCCGATGCCATAGGCCATCTCGACACCGACACCTCTCAGGAACTGGTAGTCGGTTTCGTCGCGCTGTGTGGGTCTAGCCATCTGCCCCCAACCGAAGGCCATGGCACCCTGGCCGCACATCCAGACCGGACGAGCGTCGACGGAGCCACCGTAGTTAGCGGCGGTATAGTAGGCCGGCGCCAGCGTATCGATCTCGGGCACTTCGCGATGGATCACACCGTCATCGATAAGGTCGCCATCCTGGAAGATCGGGTTCTTGAGACCCGGCTCCTCACGCGGACGGGCATCCTTGTTGATGGTGTCGAGATCGAGTTTGAGGTCGCGGAAGGTGCGCTGGCCGTGGAAGGCGACGAAGTATTCGCGACCGTCCTCGACCTTGTAGGGCCGCAGTTTTGGCGTGGCCCGCTTGGCCACGCGCTTGAGCAGCCGCATGGAGGCGCGATTGCATTTGTCGTTGGTGGAGTCGAGGGTCTGCAGTGCAGTGGCAAAGACGTTGCTTGAGGCGTTGCCGGTCGCGTTCCCGAACAGCACGCGATCGGTATTGTCCGTCAGCCAGGTATTGCGCTGCGCGGCAGTCGCGGATTGGAACAGGATGCCGTTGATGCGCTGGCCGGCCGAGGTATCGATGTTGGCCGGAGCCGACTCCGACGGCAGGGCATAGAGTGCGCCAACGATCTCGTCCCGCTGTAACGACTTGCCCCAGTCACTGAGCAGCGAACGGGCCTCGTCGAATACCACCGCACTGTCTTTGCGGCGGGCGGACTTGGAGGAGACCACGGCGTTTCTGGCGTAGTCGATGTACAGCCGCATGCCGTAGTCGTCGATCTTCTCTTCGTTGCCGACCAGCGTGCCACTACCGATCGCGGTGCCCTGGAGCGCCGCCACCAGCGGAATATTCATCTGGTTGCCGGCCTCGGTGAGCTCGCGGCGGAGCCGGATGATGGCGCTCATGTCCTCGCCCATGTACGGCGAGAACAGGTTTTGGCGGACGTATTCCCGGTTGATCTCCTTAGTGAACTTAACGAGGATATTATTGGTCTGTGGAGTGCTAAGGGCCATGGCCCTGATCCTTTCCTACCGGTCGGGCTAGCGCCGCGGGCCGGTTGTCGCGTGCCGGAAGATGGCCTCGTCGGACATGTCCGTGTCGTCGTCGCCAGCGATGGCGGCGCCGGACGGAGTGATGCCGTTGAGGGATGGGGGCAGGCGGACAGGGGAAGGTTGGCGTAAACCGTTGCCGGTCGATGGCACGACCGAGAGGCGGAGGGCTTCGGCGGCTTGTCGAAGATGCTCCGGGTTTTTCAGAGCCTCTGCGAGAACCTTCTTGTTGTAGGCCTCAAGATCGTCACCGACGATCTGCGTTCGCTCATGCTGGGCATACCAAGCCAGCAATTCCCGGCCGGGGCTGGGAGCATCCTTAACCCGCAGAATGTCGGCGGGAGATACCCCTGGACCCTGTATTGCAGCCAGC